ATTTATTAAATTTTAATAAATAATTTAATACCTCTGGATTGCCATTTTTATTATCATATAAAATAACTATTTCATCTTTAGCTCTCTTTTTTTCTAATAAAAATGGAATAAGTTTCTGTATTTCAAGAAATTCATTACATACTGTTATTGCATAACTTATCTTCATATTTACTCTGGTAATAACCCAATATACGAAAGAGCATCTATAAAATCACGTTCTTTAAAATATTTTATAGTAGTCATATCAGCTCTATAATTTTCACCTTTATATTTTTCTTTATCTTCTTTAAGGACTTCAATAGCTTTTACTGCCCCCCAACTCCAATTTTCTAAATTAGTACCAGATGCAAATATCATCCCCTTTTCTTTAACATTAACGGTATTAGGTAACCATATTAATTTAGTTTCAGGATCAACCCATGCTAAATCTTTATAAATTTCAGGTAAAATACTTACTTGTTCCTCATAAAATTCAGAACCCTCTAACATTAAAGTATTAGTCCAAAACCCACATGATAAACTATAATAGTTAGTAATATCCTTATTTATTTCTGTTTTATAACATAAATCACCCCCGGATTTTGGACAATCTATTATTTCGTCAAAATTCATAGTATTTATATTTTTTTAAGTTTAGGTAAATCTAATTTAGGTAAATTTAATTCTACTTGTTGGGCTATTTCTGGTACTTTATTTTTATCCTCTAGTATACTATGGATTAAGGTATTCATTTTATCCCAACTAAAATTATTTTTAACATAATGTTTTTGTTGTTTTCCTTTTATAGAATATTCTTTATATTTTTTAAACATTGTTTTTAAAGAATTTTTCAAATCTTTAGGATCAACTTGAAACCATTTTGATTCAGCTATTAACCAGTTGTTAGCAGCAGAAGGATGAACATTTTCTAAATGACCTTTAAGTAAAGTAGTAAAACCAGTATTTAAAAAGTCTAAATGACCTGACCAACCTGAAGCTATAATAGGTTTTCCTGTTGTGGAAAATTCTAATAATGGTCTACCAAATCCTTCCCCTTTAGTAGTTGAAACCATGGCTTTTACTTTGGAATGATTATATAACTCATTCATTTCCCTATCAGTAAAATCACCATTTAAAAGATAGACATTAGGTAAATTTTTAGAATTTATACTACGTCTAATTTTAGCAATTTTATTTAAAATTTCTTCTCTACTTATATAAGAAGAAGTTCCTACTGAGGCTTTTAGGATAAGAGCAGGTTTAGATCCCTTAATATCTTTAAATGTATTAAAAAATTCTTTTACTAAAACACCTACATTCTTTCTATCATGCCCAAAGCTTCCTTGCATCCAATGTCCTACAAATAAATAACAAAATGATTCTTTAATATTAGACAAATCAAGGCTTTTAGGAGTTGTATTTTCTAATTTTGTACCATAGGTAGTTAAATCAACACCTTCAAATACAACTTCAATTGGTTTTTCTAATTTTAACACACCAGATTTTTGGTTTGTTCTTTTATCAATCCTATCAAATGAAGCTTTTTCAAATACAGATTTTGCATGGTTTGAAGAAACCCAATTTAAATTCATTCTATTTAATCCATCAACCCATTCTGGTTTTGTTTGGTCTGATTCTATTCCTGCTGTTACTCCAATATTAAATTTACCTACGGGTTGAAATTCATTTGGTATAGTTATTTGCATCCAATAATCAATTGGGGTTTGTTGCCATTCTCTTTTAGCTAAATAATTAAGTAAAAAGGCCCATTCAGGATGTTCTTTACAAAAACCCCATGAAGTATCTCCCCACCTTTGTGATAATATTTCAACTTGGTATTTATCACTTTTTATAAGGGATTTAATAATGTCACGTGAACGTGCTCCATATCCACTGTATGTATCAAAAGGGGAGGATATTACAAATCTTGGTTTATTCATTAATATGTTATTTTATGTGTTAAAAAATTTCCTTTATATTGATTAGTATTAATTAATTCATATTTTTCTCTAGGTTTAAAAGTATTAAATAATTCATTAAATGCCTCTATTACTCTATTTGATTGGTGATCAGACGTAAACCCTGCTTCATCACTTAAAGCCCATTCTCTACCTTTTAAACCTCTAGCTTTACGTTCTTTACTACTTAAAGAATATACTTCTTTAATTCTTTCACAAGCATCTTCCCATTTACATCTATCATCAAAGATATAAGGAGTTGTAGGAGAACCTTGAATAGACCTAGATGTAGGATATACTGGGAATACCCATTCACCATGATTTTTATATGTTCCTCTATGATTAGATGGTACATTAGAATCAGGTTTAAACCATTTACCATCATTATCTATAAATCTCATTTGATCTTGCATCCCTCCTGTAACATTTGCTATATAAGGTGTTCCTGCTAACATTGCTTCTGTAATAGTTAAACCCCATCCTTCATTTGAAGTTAATAAAATTTGAACATCAGCAATATTATATAAATAATTTAATTGTTTTTCTGAAAATTTATTTTCTAATATAATACAAGTATTAAGATAATCTTCACCTAAAATATATTCTCTAACCTTATCTAAATCAGTACCTGCATCAGTAACCACTTCAGTTTTTAATATAAGTTTACATTTTAAAGCTTCTTTTTTTGGTAATGAATCCAAAAACACTCTAAAAGCTAATATAGTATCAGGTATTTGTTTTCTTCTAATATTTCTAGAATTAAATAACAACACAAACTCAGGTGAATCACCTTGGAATAATTCTTTTTTAAAGTTAATGAAATCTTCAGTTTCTTCTGTTAGTGGAAAGTAAATATTAGGGTTTTTTCCATGTGGAATATATTTAAATATTCTATTTTTTTCACAATCTTTTAATACTATTTTATTAATATTTACTGTTTGTTTTGAAATCCCCATCAATAAATCACAAGCTTCATAATATGGTTTATTATACATTGGAGCAGGATAATCATCCCATATATTTAAATAAGCAATAGGAATTTTTTTTCGTATTTCTTGTTCCATATTAAATATGTAAGTAAAATATCTAGGGTCAGTAAATAACATGATAGCATCTGGTTTTTCTATGCTAAGTATTTCCCTTAATATTGCAGGACCCCCATACCCATCAGTTGGATATAAAATTACAGAAGAATCTTCTATACCTATTTCACTATTAGTACTTGGAGATAAATCTAATCTTTTACCTTTTTCTGGGTGTTTTATAGCACCTGCCATTTGAACCCAATTAAAATGGTGGGCTGTACCACATACTATTTCTTTTGCTATTGTTGCTACACCTGAGTGTACTCTAACATCATCACAAATTAATAATATTTTTTTTCTTTTATCCTTAGGGATATGATTAAAATCTTTATTCATAAGTTTATAATTCGATATTTATTTGATTGGTTATTTGTTTACGAAAATTTTCATCTGTAAGATACAAAAATAGAGCACGATCTGCTAATTTTTGAAATGAAAATTTACGTTTTACACATTCAATCTTAAAATTTTCGAATAAATCACTTTGAACTTTAACACTAGTTAGTGTCATCTTTTTTGAATTACTCATAGTCTTTATTTATTAAAACATTATTTATTATATATACATATGTATGAACCTACGAAAAATGTTGTTTGGCTCCACATAATTCTTTATCTTCTCCATAGGGGCAAAAATTACAATTCCATTTAGAGGGGGATTTAGGGTAATCTGCTTCTTTTATTTTACCACTTGAATTAAAACATTCACTAATAAAATCATTAATAGCATTTTTTGCTCTACCTAGTTTAATTTTACCACTTGGTGGGGTAAATTGTTGCACTCTATAAGCTTGATATGGTGACATGAGATTTTCATCATCAGGGTCTAATACTTTTCTTTTAAGGATAAAAAATTCTATTTCAATTTTATCTAAAGGTATTCCATATTGTTCTGAGAAGTATTGTTTGTATAGAAGTAATTGAAATTGTTTATTTTCATCCTTTTTAGCATAATCATTCCATCCATTAGTACTGGTTTTAATGTCGATTATCTTAAATGTCTCTGTTGCTTCATGGTATGTGACAACATCAAGATACCCCATGTATAATACGTTATTTAACATTTTATTTGGTGCTATTACAATAGGTACTTCACAGCCTACTAAATATGTACCTTTTTTACTAAAATATCTACTACGTTTTTTCTTAAACCATTCTAAAATAGCAACCCCATCTTCAAAAAATTCCCTCATTTCTACTGCGTCTGAGAAATGCTCTGAATTATTTGATTTGTATTGCTTTTGGTATTCACCTATATATTTTTCTTGAAAATATTCTTCTATATTAATTTCTCTATCGGCAGCAGCAAATGATTTTTCATATGCTACATCTAAATAATGTTGCATAGCTTCATGTACAGCTGTCCCAAATACAGTATGAATAGAAGATGTAAATCGTTTGATTTTATCTTTATACTGAAGTTTCCATCTATGTGGGCATCCTCTAAATATAGACATCTGAGAATAGGATATATTCTTTTGATATGCATAATTAACAGATGAAGGAGGATTATTTCTAATCTCTTTTACAATACTTGGGAGTTTTTTTGCCAAACTATTTTTTCCATTTATCTCGACCTACTAAAAGACCGATTATACCATAATTAGCAACGTCTATAAAAGTATCTTCCATACTTTCACCTTTAACATAGTTTTTACCATTAACCATCAAGTTTCTTAAACGTGATATTTTGTCAGTTAGTCTAATGGCTAACCCAGTTAATGAGAATTTCTTATCATCGCTGTTGTTAATGATATCTCCACCTAATGATATGTTATTTAACCCATAATCCATATGTTTAGCTGCAAACATTGCATACATTTCGGCTTGAATTTGTTTGAATTCTTTAGACAGTTCTGGGTATTCTTTTTCAAATACCTTAATTGTTAATTTTTCTGAAATGCCTGATTTGGCGTCCATAATTTCTCTATCGCTCATAACTATTTCTTTTGCATTATTGCCAAAATGGCCTACATTTTCCTCTAAGTATTTTGATATTGAACTACCCATTTAGCAATCCTTTAGTATTAAAATATTTGGCTAAAGTTGATAGTCTATCAT